AATGGCACAGGATATACAGGCACACCCACAGTTGCAATAAGTGGTGGTAGTGGAAGTGGAGCAACGGCCACTGCAAGCATGTTGACCTACCTCGATTTTGGCACAACCATAAGCGAGATATTCCGGGTCACGGAGAATGACCCATATGGTACAGGCACAACATCTGATATAGCATACAAGAATGTATATGTAACAGGTGCGAGTGATTACGGAGAAGCAATATTGCCAGATCGCACATCTACTGCACCTGTATGGGTGTATTACCGCGCGCCCTACCCTGAGTATGCAAGTGACGCAAGTGACTTCCCGTATGTATTTAGCGAGTATGCGGTGATTGGAGCATATGGAGATTGGTTACAAGCAGACGGGCAGACAGACAAGGCACAAGTAATCTATCAACAAGCAGAAGCAATTTTACAAAGCGAGTTAGACAAACTTGAAAGACAAGAGGGGCAATCAACCCCAATACAATTTATTACTTACGGAACAACTGCCGTCTCATCGGCATAAAAGGAAAAACATATTATGGCATCAGAATATAGAGGTTTAGGACTAAATGGAGGCGAGTACATTAATGATACTGCTGCGCACGCAGGTAAATTCTTTGCGATAGTTGCCATGGAAGACACAGTCATTGCGAGTATTACAAGTAATGTTACTAACTTGTCTGACATTTGCACTGGGCAAGATGCAACCACACTAGCTGCAAATACTGCAATTTATGGAAACATAAGTTCCATAACACTTACAAGTGGTGCAATCATAGCATACAATATTTAAATGTGTGCTTTAGGACTAGATTTAAATGTTGGCGCACCTCGCCCTTTTACAAGTGGTGGTACTCCATCTGGGCCAAACCTTGTACTACTTACACAGGCAGGTGCATTCATGCAGACTGAAGATGGATTCTTTTTAGAATTTGAATTTTAAACCAATTATAAAATGGCTAATAAAAAAATTACCGCATTACCTGCACTTGGTGCAACACCAGCAAACGATGATGTTTTGCCCATTGTTGATGTAAGTGGAACTGCAACCACAAAAAAAGTAACAGTTGCTAATCTAGTAGCAGCTGCTCCGCAAGGAAAGCTTCCAACTTACGCCTCCACAAATCGGCCAGCAAGTCCGGCAACAGGTGATATTATTTACGAAACGGACACGGGTCGAATTTCGGTATATGATGCTAATACAGGGCTATGGAGATATTGGGTACAAGATGGGGCAGTTGACCCTGACGAGATAGTGAATTCATATTCCACACAATACGATGCTACAGATGATTTAGGTACTGCTTCCATAGCAAGTAATTCTATGTCAGGTGACTTTACTTTAAGTTTTTGGATGAATGGGGCAAGCACATCAAACCATATGATGATGTCATCAAATTATGGATATGCTGATGGATGGGGGATAATGAGAAAAACTGCCAATAAGTTTCACATTTATTATTACTATAGTGGTGGTTCGGGATGGTTGTACCAAAATGTTGTCACAGACATGAGCAATGATGCGTGGACACACATTATGTTAGCTCGAACAGGCACTAGTTTAAAGACCTATGTTGCTGGAAGTTTAAAAAACACAACCACTCTTTCCAATAATATAAGTTTTAGTGGTGGCACTTTAGTGACGAACGAAAGCTATAGATCTGCTAGTTACCTAGATGAAGTAGCAGTGTGGTCAAGCGATCAGTCTTCAAACATATCTGAAATTCGTTCTGCTGCTAATAAACCTAAAAATTTAAATTCCATGTCTACGAAACCTTTGTATTGGTGGAGAATGGGCGATGACAACTCAGGGACAGGCACTACGATTTCAAATAACTCGAATGCAACTGGCGGTACTGTAAATTGGCTATTAACCAATGGTGCATCAATTAACTCCTCAGTAAAACCTTAATATGAAATATGTAATAATAGACTCTAGCGAAAAAGATAATATTAATTTCTCTGAGGTTAGCGAGACAAGTGCTGAGACACTACGTTATTCATTGGACGGGTCGCAGATTTTTCTGAAATTTGAGGGTAGCACTCCCTCATTTTTGGAAGGAGTTACGCAGTACACTTTAAATCAAGTTTTAGCGATTTTGGAAAGTTCTGAGTGGACTGCACCACTGCCTGAATGATTTACACCGCCATACTATTATTGGCTTTATGCCTGACTTCGTGCAGTCTCCGGTCTGTCTACCCAACACTTGGCGGTATAGCTGGAGGTGGAGTGGGCAGTTTAGGTGGCCCAGGCACAGCGGCATTAGGTGCTGGTGCTGGTGTACTAGCTGGCGAGGCACTCAAAAACAAAGATGCCCTAATTGAAGCAGAAGAAACTATTGAAGCACTATCCCACGGAGATGTATCTGCCTTAGTCGCACAGGGCATGGAGGAACATAAAACAGGCTTCGAGGCATTTACCTCGTACATAAAAAAGATTCTAATCGGAGCGGCAGTATTACTTGGTGGCTACCTTGCCATTCCCATATTTATTGCCAAACGCACTGCACGTAATTGCTCAAAGACCGAGGCAGAAAAACACATGACTCGCGCACCATTTCCTGTCAAACCACCCTCCCGTAACCCATGAGAAACTTAGAATTATTACGTGACAAATTCTTAGACATGTCTACTAAAGCTAAAATGATAACCATATTTGCCGGACTTGTCGTTGGTATCATCATATTAGATTGTTTGTTCTAATGATGGATCGTACTGCAATTCTTGGCATGAGTGGTACAGTTGCCACTTTTGGTCTCGCACACTTGGATGATTTATTTGGATGTATCGCAGGTATAATCACAATTATTTACATGGGTAGAAAACTCTACCAAGAAATAAAGAACAAGTGAATGGCACGTTATCGTACATCAGGTAGATTGGATGACCAAGTTCTTCAAGATGGGGATCGTGGATTTCGTGGTATAGATTCATACAAAGAAGCAACAAGTTTAGAACCGGGCTTTGTACGAACAAGCGAGAATATGCGCTTGATTGGTGATCTTGCAGAGGTACGCAAGGGTATAGATTTCTTAGCAGGTGCAGTTACACTTAGTTACAATGGTACGAATGAGATGGTATTTGCATCCACACTCTATTCAGATCCTGCAACAGGAAATGAATATGTGGTAGTTGCAACTAAGGATAAAGTAATCCTATGGAATGATGCAAACAACTCAGGCATAGATATTGATTATCCAGGTAGTGAAGTTGTGGCCACAGCAGATGGCGCGAGCTTCGTGCAGGCATTGGAAAAACTCATCTTGTTTCGTGGTAAGAATAAAACACCACTTGAATGGGATGGAGATGTAAGCAATGACTTTGTAGTCAAAGCAAATGGAAGCCCAGGAGCAGGACGCATACAATGCCCAAACACAGACTTTGGTGTATTCTTTAGGAATCGCTTAATCATACCGCAACCCACAGATAGTAACTATTCTATTATCATGTCTGATTTGTTAGACACAGATAATTATTACGCAGCTGAATCACAATTTAGAATCAATAAAGGAAGTGCAGATTTTCTTGTAGGCTTTTATCCATACCAGGAAGATCAGTTAATCGTGTTTATGCGTAATAGCATTCACATGATTAATAACATTGCGACAACCTCCGCAGCTAACACATACGAGATTACAAGACAGCATGGTTGTGTGGCACGCAAATCAATCGCACAGTCTGGGCCACAAACATTCTTCCTATCAGATAATGGGGTCATCGTCTTGTCACCTGGTACAGACCCTGCCAAGGGACTTGGGGTAGCTATTAGTAAAGTAAGTGGCGAAACCATACCCATGACCAGACCTATACAAGATCAATTTGATGAGGTTAACTTCGCAGCAGCAGATAAATCATGCGGAATCGTGATGGACAACAAATACTACCTTGCAGTCCCAACAGGTAGTTCAACAGTAGCTAATAAGATTTTCATATTTAACCTACTTACAAGCACATGGACTAGCGTTGACTCCTACCCAGCAATGGCAGGCAGCTTGGCATTTCATGTGGATGATTGGGTGATCTGCTCGCATGGAAGTAACCCAACTAGACGCAGATTATTCGCAGGTAACAAAACAGGTTGGTACTTAATGGAGGAAAATTCCATTGATGATTCTGGACGCAAGATAGGAAGTACATCCGAGTCCGGCACAACTGCAATTGCAGGTAAACTTGTCACACGCTCATACACATTTGGAGACATCAATGTGAAGAGTTGGAAACGTGGACAACTAGGTGCAAACACAGTTAACCAAGATGCATTCAACATTAAGGTCAACACACTAGACCCAGACGCAAGTACAACAGTATTAAGCCACACCGCAGATGGCACAGAAGAAGCACTCTTCCGCTTTGGTACGGGGCGTACCCGTGGATATGGTGCAGAAATTGAAATCAATGTCACAGCAGGGAGACCAAGCTTTAGACATGTTAGCTTGGAAGCTATTGGTGTAGGAGCAAATGCAAGAAGGGAGGTTGCGTAGATGGCAATCACCGCAACAGTTACACGTGGTTTTACATTTGCCACAGGCGTTTCCGTGGATGCTACGTCACTTAACCAACTTGGTGAACCAACTGTTACCATCAATGAAGGAAATGTAAACATAACAGGAGGTACGATTAGTGGTCTATCTTCACCCATTGCCATTGCAGATGGAGGCACAGGAAGTGCAAATGCAGGGGCAGCAAGGACTGCACTTGGACTAGGGACAATTGCCACCCAAGCTAGCAATGCTATTGCTCTGACAGGTGGCACGATTAGTGGCACAATAATGACACTTAAATCATATGCAGTAAGTGGCGTGCCATCCGCATCTCCAGCCGGGCAAATGATCTATGTAACCGATGGAAACTCAGGTGCAGCAACAGTCGCAGTAAGCGATGGATCTGCATGGAAAGTGGTCGCATTAGGAGCGACAATTAGTACATGAATATACTAGAACGAGCAAAGGAATTTTACGAGCAGACCAAGGGCGATATGTTCAAGGATTTAAGTGCGTATGCAGCGTATGGATATGTATTTATTACACCACAAACCATGTTGCTTGGAAAAGCAGTAAGGACAGATGCAGACATCCATCCAAATGAACAATGGGGTGTACTTGCACCCGATGCCTGGTATGTAAAAACCGCCATTGGAGATAATGCAATTTCAGACTTTATAAATAGTATTCCATACCCACTTCCATTTGTTGGGTGGATGAGACAATTAAAACAAAAACCTATTAAGTGGTACGACTTTAATAGAATCAATCGGAGGAAATAACAATGGGAGGAGGGCCAGACATAAATTATCCAGACCAGCCAAGTTATGGCGAAGGGATGGCAGACGCACTTAAAGCACAAGTACAATTACTTACAGGTACAGGAGACTTTGCAAGTACAGGGTCACTTGAATCCTTGCTTCCACTTGAAGAATCAATTCGTAAGAAGACTGCACAGACAGACACGGATATACTTAAGCAGACTATGCTTGGTTCAACATCAGGAGGAGAAGAGCAAGAAGTAACTTATGATGACCAGGGAAGACTTGTAAAAGGTTTTAGAGAAGCTCCAAGTTATACGATTAGAACAAGAAATTTAGATGAGTCTGGAAATGATGTTAGTGTTGGATCTACAAAATCATCTTGGAATCCGTTTGGATATAATAAAATGCAACTAGAGTTAGTTGACCAAGACGGAAAAATTATTGAAAGAGTTGAGCATGTAGCAGATGGCAGAAAAAACAAAGATGGCGTTGGTCAAAATGATATAAAAAAAGGTCAACAAAAACTAAATAATAAAATCCAAAATAATAGTAATGTCCCTAAAGATTTTAAACAATCTTTACTAAACAATATTACAAATAGTGGAGGTTTTTTACAAGGAAGTAGTTTTGCAGATAATGAACAAGCTTATGATGGTTTTAAAGAACCTGTAAGAATATCTACAGGTAAAGGAACTCCAATTTATGCAGTAGATAGTGATGGTGAAATAATACAGGATGCTTCAAAAGCAGGGATGACTGAAGTACGTACATTACCAAAGCAACGTGCAGGTGATGGTATGATCGACCTACTTGGTGACACACGAAACATCACACAATACGAAACCAAAACTGCCACCCAAGCAGATGTGGATGCTGGACTTGCAGATGAAGTGGGCAAGCAATTCGTACAAAAGATAGACGCAACAGACCAAGCAGGATTCCGTGATGGTGAGTTCAAAGGTCTATCTGCATTTGCAGAAGATATACAACGTGGTAATCTATCACGCCAGCGTGAAGCAGACCTGCAAGATGTAGCTCGTTTAGAACCACTCTTTGGTCAAATCATGGAGGATTATAAACCTGGTACTACATCCGCACTTACCGGGGCAAAAGATTTAATTGAGGAACAAAAAGATAACTTGCTTGGAGAAGTGGGCATTTCCGATCCCACAAAAGTACAATCTCAAGGTGTACAAGCAGATGCCTTAAGAGCAGGCTTGATGACCGATGCAGAAGAAGCACTTGGACAAGGACTAACAGATCGTGAGGAACGCCAAATCGCAGAGGCTGCACGCGCACGCTCTACCATGATGGGTAGAACATTTGACCAATCTGGTGCAATCGCAGAAGCACAGGCAAGGGTTGCTGAAGACAACCAGCGTAGAATGCAGAACCGAGGATTTGCACAATCTGTACTTGGACAGGAAGCAGGTATACAGACAAGTGATAATACACGCTCCATGCAGGCAGACCAATTTAACGTGGCATCACAAATGGATGCCGAGAAATTGCGTGAATCATTAAGGCAACAAGGATTGCTTGGATACTTAGACGCAGCCTCACGAGTATCCCAGCTTGAGAACCAAGGACAACTCGATCCATTCCAGGCAATACTTGGACGCTCTGGTGGTGGAAGCTTGCAAGCCGGACAATCTGTATTCGGACAGGCAGGCTATGGATTAAATGCACAACCTGCATACCTTAATCCAGAGAGTGGACTAGGATACATACAAAACCAAGCAACTAACGCAGCTAATATGTATGGCGCGCAAGTCGCAGCAGATGCAACTAAGACTGCTGGTATATTTAGTGGACTTGGTGCGCTTGGTGGTGGAATAGCAACCGGAGCAATGCTCTGCTGGGTAGCAAGAGAAGTATATGGCGAGCATAATCCAGCATGGAAGATGTTTCGTATGTGGATGTTCCTAGAATCACCAAGCTGGTTCTTTAAACTATACAAGAATTACGGAGAACGCTTCGCAAACTTCATCGCAGATAAACCACGCTTGAAAGCAGTAATCCGTAAGTGGATGGATTCAAAAATAAGGAGATAAATATTATGGCAAGAAAACCATTCTTTAGCGGAAATTACGGATCAGCGCTTGCACGGGTCGATACTCGACCCATTATTGAAGCCGGGCGTGCGCAAGGCCAAATGTATGCAAACCTTGGGAAACAAGTTGGTGGCATGATTCAGCAGTATGGGCTTAACAAGGAGAAGCGTGCAGAACTGCAAGATCAAGTAGAAAGTGCCATTAAGTTTAATCCTGAGTACCTTACTAGAATGACATCAACTGGGGATGAGATGGCAGACAAAAAGGCACAAAACACATTAGATAAACTTGCTAAAGGTGATTTGAATATGTCCCAATTAAAAGGTCTTGCAGGTGACCTTGCAATGATGGAAAAAGTGGATCTAAAAGCACAGAGTGAAGAAAATCAAAAAATTGCAAACTTGTATAAAACTACACTTACAAAACAAGTAGAACAATCAACTGCTAGTAAAAAACTTATAGACGATTTAAGTAAAAGTAAGCTAAAACGTGAAGATCAGTTAAGAAAGTCTTATGGGGCGCAAGGCAGGACAATTATAGAACAATTGCAGGGTTCATCTAATAAAACCCAGGCATTTAATAAACTTACTCCTGGTCAACAGAAATTAGTAAGAAATCTTGATGCAATAGAATCGGGAGTTTATGATCTTGAAAAATTAGATTTTGACCCTTTTGACAATCTAAAATTTACAACAGGTAATATTAATATTCAAAAGTTACTTGGTGAGGTTGATGAACAAAAAACAAAATCAGCTAAAGAACAAAAAGGCGAAAAGTATTATCAAGGATTACAAGAAGAGCTTGAGACAGACTTAACCTATCAAATGGGTGACTTTAGTAAAATGACTCCAAGGGAATTATGGTTGGCAAGTAATGAATCTAATATTGCCCAACGTCAACCACTTGAGAAATTTGATCCAAACAAAGTAGAGGAGTACAAACAAGCAGTCTTGCAGACGCAACAAGATACTATAGAGGGACGTGGACAGCAACAAATTGTAGATGCTGGTGGTATTGTTGCACCACAAGGTGCATTACAAATGGTAGACGGACAACTATCAAGAATTGGAACTCCTGCTGAACAAATGACTACGCAGAATTTTGAACAAGCAACGCAAGGCATACCTGGAACTCCTACGATAAGACCTGTTGATACGAGTACTGCATTCAGAGGGCAAGCTCCTGAGATGATAGAAGATTTTGGTAATTCTGTATCAATGTTTTTTACAGGTGAACCGATGGAAACTTTTGCAGATGGTAAGAATGCAGTGCAGCAGGTTCAGAATTTATCCACGATTAAAAATACAGTGCAACCTGTTTTGTTAAATGAATTTGGTGGGAAAGTAACAAATTTTCAAATGACACAGGTACAAGAAAATATTCCATTAAAAACTGATTCTAAAGCAGTAGGTAGAGAAAAACTTGAGAATTTAACAGGCTTAATGGAAGCACAATTAAGTAAAGCTAATCTTTATTTACAAACTACGAAACCAGGCACAGAAAACTATGCAGATGCTGCGTATGTAAAAAGACAAATTGAAGCTAACTTACCTATGTTAAAGCAAGCATTTCAATCTAAGCAAAGCTACACAACGCCTGCAAATATCAAGAAGATATTAGACAGTAATAAAACAAAGCCTAGCGCTCAAGTTGACACAAATGCATCTAATGTGGACTTAAGCGGACTTACAATAGATCAACTCTTGCAAATGCAAAACAGATGAGCCAAATAACACAAGAGCAAATACGTGCAGAACTTCGTAGGAGAGGAGTTTCAGAACGAGAAATTGGTTTATCCCATATGGATGATAAGCACAAGGAATACGAAGAGTTTTTAAAAACTAATATTGGACTACAAGGTGATCCAGCATATCAAGATGTTCTTAATGAATATCGAAATTTATCACAACAACGAGCACAGGCATTTTCTGACTTTCAAGCTCAAAAGGCAGATAACTCATCACCGGGTGCAAAAGCAGATGCATTAGGCAGAGGAATAGTCGAAGGAGTTGGGCAAGTAGCTGCACTTCCTGTTGAAGCAGTTAATGCGTCACCAAGACTTTTAAATTTTGTACCTGGAACAGGTGTGACAAACGATCCGACAAAAGAAGGGTTTAATGCATTTGAATCTTTCTCAGAAGATCCACTTGGTGGTTCTAAAGACATGCGTAGAGTCACACAAGGACTTGGTCTTGGTTATTACAAACAAAACCCAAGCAGGTTAGGTCTAACCGATAGTGATGAACCAGCACAAGTAGGAGACATGCCTCCATCAACAAGACCATTTGCAGTTGCAGGTGAGGAGATTGGTGCAGCAGCAGCGTTTGCAGCACCAATTGCTATGGTTGCAAAAGGAAAGACTGCATTACAAATTGCAAGTTTAGAAAAAAGTGCAAACCCGGTAAGTCAAATGGTTGCCTACGCTGCAAAAAATCCATTGGCAAACGCTGGTTTAGAAAGCACATTTGCAGTTCTTTCAGGTGCAGGTGCTGGTGTTGCTGAATCAGTTGCACCAGGTGACTCTTCTGCAAGAATGATAGGTGCTGTTGCAACGCCTTTAGCTCCAATTGCAATACCAGGATTAACACTTGGTTTAGTAAAACTAGCAGGTGGACAAAGTTTGGAAAAACTTGGAACTAATCTGAAAATCAGATTGGGTGATACAGATTCTGCTGCTGCAAAACTATTACAACAAGGTATTATTGATGCAGGTGGTGACCCTACTCGTCTTGCTAATTCAATTGAAAGCTTCCTAAAGAAAAATCCACAATATAGAAATAAGCAAACCAAGGGTGACTTGTCACCTGGGATGATAACAAATGACCCATCTATGCTGGCAGTTGAGCGTACTTTGATCGAGACTGACAAACAAGTTAAGAAAACTGCTGCTGACCAATCAAGGAAAGCAATCATAGAGATGGATCGTTTGTATAACTCAGTGCTTGGTATAAAAGGCGCAGATCCAGAGTTACTTCGTATAGTTGCTGATGCAAGGAAAGCACAACTTAATGCAGTTACCGGATTGCGCGTAAAAAATGCAGTTGATAAGGCAAATGTATTACAAAGTAGATTACAAGGATTTGCAGTGCCTGGAGTACCACAGGTTAAAGAAAAAACTGCTAGGCAAATAAAAAAGATATTTGATGATACCCATACAGATTTAAGGACTACAGAAAATCAATTATGGAATCGAGTTGATCGCACATTACGAGTTACTCCAACAGAAACTGAAGCATCTCTATTAAAAATTGCATCTGAACCAGAAGGAATGGTTGGTATAAATTTAACAGATGGATTACGTAAGCTTACAAAAAAGACAGGAAACACAGCAGTATCTTTACAGTCGGATGATTTATTAAAAGCTAGATCAGAAATCAGTAGTCAAATAAGGGCTGCAATGAAAGGAGATAATCCAAATCGTGATTTAGCACGTAGGTTGCATGATTTAGAAACATCAATAGTTGACGATTTAAGAAGTGCAGGGTCTGGGACTCAATTAGATTTAGCATCTGCTGCAACTAGGAATCGCTATGAGTTTTTATACCTTCCACCTGTGCAACAAATGTGGTCAAAGGGATTACAAAGTAATTTAAAAAAACCTGACCTTGTCCTTGATACTCTTTTGAAAGGTAAACAACAAAAGGTTTACCAAACATTTGATGACATTATGCAAGCAGGTGCAAAGGGTGTATATCAAAAAGACATGCGTGATCCACTTGCTAGGTTTTACTATGCAATGGCAAATGAAACTATAGTGGATGGTTCAACTGTTGATCTTACAAAACTTGGAACTTTTTTAAACACACATGAAAAAGGTCTCAAGGATTTAGGTATATTTGACGATTTAAAGAAACCAGAAGTACAAGCTCATTTAGTCAAGAGACTAGAGCAGTCTACTAAAAAGCTAAAAAATAATTTTGAAACCAAGTCATTAGCAGGTAGAGTTTTAAAAACAGGTCGAGTTGATGATTTTATAGGAAATATTTTAAGTGGAAGTGAAAAAAGATATATTGATCTTAGAGACTCTGTAAATCTTGCAAGAAAACATTCAGATCCCAACAGAGCATTAGAAGGTATCCAGCAATCTGTTGTGGAAAACCTGATACAACAAAGCACAATAAAATATGGCAAATCAAGTTACTTGAGTGGTAACAAGTTGCTTGAAAGTTTATCACAAAAGCAAGGCAAGCGTACATTAGAACAAGATCTAGTTTCTAGTAAATTGCTCACGAAGAAAGAAATGGATTCGATTAAAGCAATGGCAAATCGAGCTAAAGAGTTTGAGGAATCACTTATGCAACGAGCAAGTGGTGAAGAATTAAAATCAATCTCTGAAGGTCTTGGAACAGACGCTTTTGTTGACATTGTAGGTAGACTTGCTGGTGCTACATTAGCTTCACAAAGTATTTTAGCAGGAGGCGCACCTAGTCTTATTGTTGCCCATATAGGTTCTCAAGCAGGTAGGAAATTTCTTGATAAAATGCCGACTTTAAAACTGCGCGAAATCCTAACTGAAGCAATGCTAGATCCTGTTTTTATGAAAGCATTACTTGAGAAACCTACATCTGCAACTGCAAGAAGTAATTCTCAGCGTAGAATTAAATATTTGCTCGCTAGTAAAGGTTTATTATCACCTGACGATCAGTATCAAATAGAAGACCCAGAAGCTAATACACAAGCACTAATGCAAGAAACAATTCAACTTGCAAGGGCAGGTAAAAACAAGTTGCAAATCATGGACTTGTACGAGGAAGCTGCACGCAAGCCTAACTCAGATATTGGCCCATACATGCTTGACCAAGTACAGTCCCTGGTTGGAGTTAATGACGAGCAACGAGCAAGGATAATGAAGCAATACGAGAACAAGAAGATGGATTACTTCCTTAAGCGTAGAGGTAGATTTCAAGAAAAAGAAAACCCACAAGCAGTGTTCCCGTAGACTTGACAAAATCAACAACTCAAACTAACTTAGCATTTACAAAAGGGACGTAGTAATTCCTTGAGTTAGCTGGCAGGAGTGTCAGCACCTAGCCACCTCCGGGTGGCTTTTTTTTGTCTGCATTACTAGCATTACCTAATGAAATTAAAAAAAATACACAATTTGTTTGACACTAAAACATTTTTTGTTTTTTGTGATGTCAGATCAAGGATATTCACTAGCAACAATTAGATAGTACCTTGCGATTTTTTCTAGAGATATCATGCATTTCTTAGAGGAAGTCGCAAGTGGCAACAAAAACCCACAATAACGACAATTAAAAAAATGCACTTAGCCAACAAAGACGTAAAAGCTTTACACACTAGCACAATAGATTTAGATACTCGTGGTTTAATACCTCAAACCCCACGAAATATGTCGAATAATATTTTACTGAATTATGAGAAACCACCTGCACGGACAATCCTTCTAAGCGAATTAATATACGCTTACAAAGATTGTCGCAGTACATCCTTTGCAGTACCAAAGTATGAAACCCAGCGTAATTGTGCGAATGCATTTAAGTATGTATTAAAGAAATTAGAGATGAGTTTGGATCTCGACACAAGGTATTTGGGTGGCAGGCATCCGAAGAGTGGATTAATCTTGCCCAAGCATTTCATGCGTAACTTCCCGGAAGGAAATGAAAGGTTAAAATTGTCTAAGTCATTATTCTCTCGTGGGATGATCGAGTGGTACGATGAAATAGGAATTGAGACTAGTCACATGGCGAATTGGCAAGCAATGGTAGTGAAGCAAAAACCCGTCAAGGCATTCATACCAACGAATGATATTAATGTGATTATCGAGAAGTGTGAATCCGTGAAGCACACAAAACCAATATTTTACAAAGCGTACTTACTTGCGTACGGACTTGGCTTGAGGAACTCAGAGATGAGGCGAGCGAAGTGGAGTGACCTCTATGAGGATGTAGAAGGCAATAAATGCATTCGTATCTGGAAACCTAAAAGTGTCCATGCAGCCAAGGATACTGACTTCCAGGACAGACCATGCGATCCTACCTTTTGGGACAAGGTCATGGAGATGAGAAACTTTGATGACCTAATATTAAATTGTTCCCAAGTAACAATTAGGGAACGCTTCGCACAATTCTTAAAAGAGGAATGTGGCGTAAAGGAAAGATTTGCAGTTCACCTGTTAAGGAAGTATTGCGGACATCGATTGATGCGAAGCAATGGAATTTACCCGGCAAGTAAAGCGCTTGGTCATAAGGATACCAAGTTGACTGATGCTATATATAGTGGGCTACCTACTATATCTGCGACTAAGATCGCATAATTAAAAACCTCCCATGCATATTACTTATATGCAAAAACAATAATTAAAACTACAATCAGTTACAATCAACTATGATAACAACAGCAGTATTTAATGGTATAGAATTTCGCATACAAGAAAACGGGGCAGTCGAGA